ATTACGGCGGTAACAAGTGGCGCAACTAAGATACGGTGGAATGGTGTTGAAGATAGTCCGTACACTACATTGTCTCCCGGCACAAATCCTACATTATTGCCTGCTACTAAATTTTGGATTGGCCGTTCTACGCAAACTTCTTTTTACGGACTTACGGGCAAGATGAAAGAATTGATTATCTACCCAAGCAATAATAATAATGCATTAGATGGAAATATAAGGGGGTATTATGGACTTTAATAAATCTGTTTACGATTATGGTGCTGATCTGCTGGCTGCGTGGCTGGCGGTGGCCAATTACCATGCAGCGAAAAACTTTCCTACTGCGACGAGCAATGGAACGGTATTGCTTATAAAAATAAAAGTCCATACAGTAGATGGCAGTTATTTTATTGAGCCTACGGATGATACAAGAGATAATTATTCAAACCTGTTTGTGGCAGAAACGGAAAAAATGTTTTCAGAACCAAATATTGACATCTAATGGCAGACTTATCTACAGCGCCTCTTTTTATAAATGCGGATGCTAATCAAATAGCGAGCGATATAATGGCCTATTATGAAAGCATAACAGGTAAGGTATTGCAGCCCGCACAGGTGGAGCGCATTGTATTGCAGGTGCTTGCCTACCGAGAAAAATTATTGCGCGATAATATCAATGATGCCTGCCTAACGCAGCTAATAGATTTTAGCCGAGCGCCTATGATTGATTTTGTTGTAGCGTTAGTTGGCGTGAAAAGATTATCTGCCCAGGCGGCCACCGTAACGCTGGAGTTCTCTATTATAGCAGGACATACAGGTGTAACAGTACCAAGCGGAACGCGTGTGCAGTCTGCTGATGGCAAAGTAATATTTGCTACTGTAGCGGATAGCGTAGTGCCAATAGGAACATTTGTAGCGGATGTGGCCGCTGTATGTGACACAACCGGAGAGATAGGTAATAGCTATGGTATAAACACCATTAACAGCCTTTTAGACCCGCAGGCATTTATAACCGACGTAACCAATATAGATGTAAGTGGCGGTGGCAGCGATGTGGAAACGGACGACCAACTAAGAGACCGGGCCAAACTTGCGCCTGATGCATTTAGCAATGCGGGTAGTATAGGCGCCTATAAATTTTGGGCGAAGAGCGCCAGTCCTGACATAATAGATGTTTCCGTTTCTTCGAGCGTGGCGGGCACTGTAAATATATATCCGCTTGTAAAGGGCGGCGTAACAACTCCAAGTGGCGTAATCACTGCTGTAACTAATACATGCAGCGCAGATAAAGTGAGGCCGCTAAGCGATACTGTAGTGGTGGCCAGCCCTACGGCAACCAATTACAATATCAGCGTGCATCTTGCGGCATTCAATGGTTTTGTGGATGCTGACATAATAGATGCTGTGGATGCTGCATTGAATGATTATGCGCAGGCCAAGATGGCTATACTTGGCGGCGACATCGTAAAGGCCGAGATCACAAAAATATGCATGGAAGTGCCGGGTGTATATAATGTAAGTATTGCGTCGCCCGCCTCTGACACTACAATAGACCTCCAGCATTTTGCTAAAATAGGAACCGTAACCGTGGATATAACTTCTCATACTGATGGATAGGGTATTGCCAAGCCAGCTACAAAAATATGCGCATATTGTAGCGCTGGAAGATACAATTGATGCGCGATTTTCTGCCATAGACATGAGCCAATTGCTGATGTATATGGTAGATACCGTTGCATCTGCGGCGCTCCCTTACTTGGCAGACCAGTTTGATGTTGCCGGAGTGAATGGTTATGCTTTCGCAACTACTGATGCGCAGAAGAGAGACCTGATAAAGAATGCTATTGACCTAAAAAAATATATGGGTACTGTGTATGCCATTAAGCTGGCCATGCAGAGTACGGGATTTGGTGGCGCAACATTAGTAGAGGGCGCAGGAACTGTGGGCGACGGAAACGATTGGGCGCGATTTAGGATTACCGTGGATTTGGGATTGACTGCGGGTGTAGATGCCACAACGCCAGTTACGCTTACCACATTGATAAACCGATATAAAAATGTGCGCAGTGAATTAATAGACATTGCCTACAACTGCAACATATTTGAATACCTGCCCGACGCTACAGAAGATATGGATTACGCATTGCATACTGACCTTACTGACACCATGTTCGTTGGCACATACAGGTATGATGGTGCGCATAAGTACGATGGCTCTATAAAGTATAAGCCGGGTGTTGAAGACTTGCAAGTAACAATCATTTAATAAAAACAGACATGAAAGACTACGCAGAAGGTTTGCCAGTTCCTACGGGAACGCTCCACATAAAAGCCTATGACGACAAGGGTAATTTTCTGTGGGAAGAGACAACAAAAAATCTAATCGTCAATGACGGCAAGACGCAGATATGTCATTTGCTGGCCGCTGACGTAGCCAACCGCAGTATTACAACCATTGGGTTCGGAACGAATAATACTGCGCCTGCTGCTGGCGATACAGCACTTACCGGGTCGTTCACAAAAGCAATAGGCGCCGCCAGTTATCCTACGGCAACCAGCGTGCAATTTGCGTGGACGCTGGCAACGACTGAGGCAAATGGCATAACTATTTATGAGTTTGGTCTGATTTGTGCGAATAGTAAATTATTCAGCAGGCTAACGCGAGGCGGCATTGCAAAAACAAATGCCATTAGCCTTGTGGGCACATGGACATTATCTTATTAATAAAAGCAAAAAAGTAAGAATATTTTATGGCAAACTTAACCGAAGTACCTGGCGATGATAATATCTATCAATTAGAAAGTACGGACGACATACAGGGCGGCGCTGGCGGTATTGCTAACAGGCAGGCCCAGCAATTGCTTGATAAAATTGCGTACTGGAGAAACAGGATGCTAACGGGTATATCGCGCAATACATGGGCGCAAATAACGGCAGACCTTACCTTAGTAAATACTGATGCGGGCAAGATGTATAATTTCACAGGCCCTGCGTCCGTTGGCAATAAAGCAACCATTAGTCTGCCTGTGCTTAATACAATGGTGAATGGCGATACATTTACCTTTCAAAATACGCATAACCCGGCACTGAGCGCCGGTGTGCCTGTAGGGCATGGTTTGTATGTATCTGTGGGCACTGATACCATGCTGGATATAGATGGCGGCATAATAGGGTCTGGTGGCGCGTTATATGTTGGGGGTGGCGACCTTGTAGTAATCAGGGCACAAATACCAAGCGGCGGCGGCACGCAGGCATGGATAGTTATCATTAAAAGCATGACCGGAAAGCCCGGCCAAATGAGCCTTTTCCCTTTGGTGGGAGGGTCGCTTACGCTGCCTATAGGCTGGATACCATTGAATGCAAGTATAGGCATAACTAAGGACGGCTATGCAAGGCTTTATGCGCTATTCGGAACTACCTATGGCGGTACGGGCAGTATAACCGTTATGCCTATAGCGCCTGATGAAACAAAAGGCAGTGGTGGCTCTGCGGTAACATGCAGATGGTGTATAAAAATATAATCAGCAAATCAAATATTTTTTTATGAAGTTAATTGATATTTCTTCTAACAACGGCAAGGTGGATTTTGTTGCGGCAAAAAATGGCGGCGTAACAGATGTTTTCTTGCGCCTGAGTATGGGTGTAGGTTGTATAGATAAGGCTACTGTGGCCAATGCGAAAGCGGCTATGGCTGCGGGAATAAGTGTCTCCTATTATCATCTTGCTTATGCAGATATAAAAAATGGCGGCAGCGCTATTTCTGATGCAATGGCAGAAGCTAATTATTTTGTTCAATGCGTAAAAACATTGGGCATACCTGCGCCAAAATATGTTGCTATTGATCTTGAAACGCAAGCAAAACTTGACAGGGTGCATTATCAGCAATGGCTACAAACATGGCTGGATGCTGTAGAAAAAGCATTAGGCATTACGCCTATTATTTATACTTACGCCTCTTATCTTGATAGTGTATTGCCAGCAGGACATCCATTTGGCAAATACCCATTATGGATAGCTAATTATAATATTTCAGATGCCAGCCGGGCAAATGGCTCTACACCCTTATTGCCAAAGGGATGGACAAAATTTGCGCTTTGGCAGTATAGCGAAAAGGGCGCCGTGGCAGGCGTGAAGGGCAATGTTGACCTTTCGGCCACAGGCGTATTGCCAGCATAAAAATGAATAAAAGTTTGTTTGGTAATTAAAAGTTTGTATATTCGCAACGACGATAATAAATAAGTATATGGCAACGACGACAAAAAAACAGCATGGCGGCAAACGAAAAAACCAAAAGGGCCAGCCACGTATATTTGTACCTGATGGCAAAGTGCGCAAGACGGTGGACCTTGAAACCGAAATGGCGGAAGAGATAGAAAAACTTGGTTTTAAAATATCTACATTTCTGCGCGAGGCCGGGAAGGGCAAGCTAAATCAATTGAGGGCAATAAAAGAGCGCAAGACAAAAGCTGCTTAGCTTTATTATTTTATTCACACAACCGAAAGGGCTGCCATGCAGCCCTTTATTTTCCACAAAAATATTTGTATTGATAAATGTATCTGCTTCGTGCATACCAGCAAACTATGATAGATGGCGTGCGTGCGGCTTATGCGGAAGGCTACCGAAGAGTGCTATTGCAAGCGCCTACGGGCAGCGGAAAGACAGTTGTTTTTTCTGATATAGCGCGCAATACTTCTAATAATAATAAT